AGCAGTAGTTCCCTCAGATACTGGTTGATCCGTAGATCCTTCTGGGACTTCTGCTGCTTTAACATCTCTAGCAGCAATACCAACATCAAGCGCAATACTCGCAGCAGTCCCCCATACAGGAATCATGCTAGCTGCGCCTGATGCAATTTCTAATGCTGCGCCAGTATAGTCGCCCTCTACTGCTCGTTGTATTCCAAATAGGATTCCAGCACCTAATCCAATTAGAGGAACTTTCTTTAGGAGACTTTTACCAATACCTTTTTCTGCTGTCTTTTCAATTACTTTGGTTGTTTCTTTTTTTGCTGCTTCTTCTGCCGCTTCTTTTGTTAATTTGTTTATTTTAGAATTTCTAGCAGCACCTGTTAATTTTTTACCATCTTTGCTTACTAATTTGGACTCATCAACCACAAATTTCTCAGTTGCCTTTTCTCCCATTTTGCCAGCAGCACCCGCTGCGGCTGCGGCACCTCCAAGAGCAGCAGCTTCTCCAAGTCCTTTTCCTGCAGCTTTTGCAGCTTTAGCGCCTGCAGCACCAACACCAGTAGCTGCGGCTCCCGCTGCGGCTGCACCAGCTACTCCAGCAATACCACGGATACCGAATCTTTTAGCTAGGAATTTAAGAATACCTTTCAATCCTTTAAATTCCAGAATGCCTAATCCAATATCTTCTATTCCTTTTAATATTGTTCCGAATATTCCTGGTTTACTTGCGTCTAGATCTTTGAGAATCATATCAAGCTTTTTGTTTACTTCCTTTCTCCAATCCTCTTCATCTTCTTCTTTCTTTGCTTCTTTGGCTTCTTGTTGAGCATCATCAACACCACCAATTTGTGTAGCCTTTTTTGTTTCTTCTTCATGTTTCTCAATTTTAGATAAATCTTCTTTGATTTTCTTTATCTCAGTTAAGATTTCTTTTTGTACATTACCATTGGGAATTCTTGTTGCGGTTTGTTCTTTTGATTCTGTGAGTTCTTCTGGTTTTTGTGTGCCAAGCATTGCAGCTTTATTGAGAACTTGAGAGTATGCGCTTGTTGCTCCGCCAACCTTTGTTGCGAATCTCGCACCACCTCCAGCTTCTCTTACTTGTTTGCCTTCTGGTGCTAGTGGATCAAATTTATACGTCTGAGCTTCTTTATCTTTGCCAATAGTGATATCTTTGACTGATAGTCTTTCTTTGATCTCTTTAATGTCAGATGCGGATTCATCTGTTTTATCTGAAACTTCTTGAATATTATTGTTGACTTTTTTAAATTCGTCCTCAATAACTTTTTTAAGAGAATTAATTTCTTCCTTAGATCCTGAATCTCTTTTATCTTTATTTTCCATTCCTCGTTCGAAATCTGAAACTATGCCAGCAGCTTCTTTGACTTGTTTCTTATTTTGAAACACTTTTAAACCAGAAAGCTTACCGCCAATATGTGTTCCAAATATTGCACTGAGTGATGCATCGAGGATCGCCTTTTTAACCTTTCCCTTATGTCCTGTTCTAAGAGTAGTTTTAGCTTCAAGATATTCTCCAGCTTTCTTTTGCGCATTCTCAAAAGAAATTGTGGGATCACTCTTCATGATCTCTATGGCAATATCATTTAAAGACATTCCAGTTGGGGTTGTTAATTTTCTTTTCATCTTCTTCTTTTATTTTCCATCTCTTGTAGTTTTCTTTTTTCTTCTTCTTCTTTAATCTTATTAACTAATAATGAAATGTAAATATCTTTTTCCCAAGGAATCATATCATCAAATATCGATATGTCAAATTTATGGAAATAAAGGAGCGCAAAATTTAAGTTATAATATTCCTTTAAACCATCATTACCAAAGCTCAGATAAAAAAATCGTTGAGACCCTCCAACACAAATTTGTGTTTGAATCCGCATTTACTACAAATCGCTTCGCTCTCTTGACGTATTGTTGGGAGATTTTTAAAGTAATTTTCTATCTTTTCATATTTGCCAGGAGGCAATGAATAGATAAAATTCATCATTTCATCTAGTGTTGCATCTTTGGCATAATATATGCTATCTTTGTCAAACACATATTCAATACACATTGCTGCAGCTTTATATTCCGCATCATTGATTTCTTCTTCATCATCAGGATCAGTGCTCATAAGCTTTTCAATAACTTCAAATGTCGGCAATTTCATTTGAATCCCGACATCATCACTTATCATAATTCTCTTTTCGTTTTCTGAATTGATAACATCTACTTCTAATAAATTAATTGGGACATCCATAACCATATTGCAGGTCTGTGTTATTTCATCCTCACTTCCGATAAATTCATTTTTGCATTTATAATAAACATTAATGATTTCGCCCATTGATCTTGCTCTGAAATTCAGAAACAAGATCTCAAAGTCAACTAGTGATAAAGAATCAACATCAATATCTTCCAGCACACAATTTTTTGTGATCTGTTTCATAATGTTGATATTCTCTCTCGGATCTTTGGCTTCAACAGCCATCATCATTAATTTTTGTTCTTTAACCAGAAATGGTCTAAACTTTAGAGGCTTTTCTCTAGATAAGATTTTTACCTCATAGATTGGGGTTGATATAGTTGGAAGTTTCATAATTACCTCATTGTTAAAATTATATTAATAATCACCAGAAGCTCCGCCGCCTGCAAATTGACCTCCGCCTCCCCCAAAGCTTGCGCCAGCGGTTGATCCTGGGGTTGATGGGTTGGGCAATCTTGTTGCTGTTACCGTAACCTCTGAAAGCTGATTACTCAATCCATATTTAGATTCAGGAGTAAATGATGATGGGTTGGTTGCATACGATCTATTTGTGATTTGAACGTTCCCAGAATTTTTAGAATTCCATCTCTTATAGGAGAGAGAAACTTGAAATCGATGCGCATTATCCTCAGCCCAATTTAAAGATAATTGACTGACTGAGAGAGGAAACGCACCTTCTAATTTCACAGAATATATTAATTCATTAGAGCTACTATATTGATTAATTATGACATCAGTTGCAATTCCATTGTCATCTTTATAATAAAGAAGTCCAGTGTTGAATGGGATTGATGCGTCAATCCAACTATCAAAGAACATCTTTTCTTTCATATTTCCAGTAGCATAGAATGTTAAATTTACTGGAGAATATGTTAAATGATATGGAATTCTCTCAACGAAACCATAGTGTCTAAATTCAATGGGAGTCACATCTACTGCAGGTAATTCTGCAGATTCGCAACTTAATGATAAAAATTTACCACCGTCATTGAAACCGTAATTTGAACCATTGAGACAACTTGGTGTCGCGATTCTGACTTCAAATTTATCGGATTTAGCAAATTCTTTTTCGGATGAAACGTGGGTTATAAATTCATTTATTGAGAATGCCATTAATTTATACTCTCTACCGATAGTTTTTGTACGACTGATGCTTTTTGTTTAGCGAATTTCTCAATAGGAAGAAATAGAGCAACTTCCCACATCTCAGGCTCAATATTGATTACTCTCTTTTGTTTAATATGACCAGTCAAATAACGTTTCAAACATGGAGCAAATTCTTTAAAACGAGCACTTCCTTCTAGAAGATTATAAGTCACTTTAAACTTAGTTGACTCATCAAAATGATCATTATTAACCAAAGAATATAATTTTTTGAGAAACATAATCCTATATCTTATTGGAAGATAGTGGAGATTGAGTCCCAAGAATCCATCACTATATTTCTTGATGCAGATTACTAAAGGGAAGCGATCATAAAAAGGAAGTTCTTCTTTTAGTTTTGGATCATAATTGAAGAAATACATCTTCCCTAACATTATTGTTTTGACAAAACGATCTTTGTCTTTTAGAAGAATGTTTTGATTTATTTTTAAATTCTTTAGATTTTGAAGGAGCCACTGTCTTGATTTTTGAGTTCTATCTTGCAAGTTATGAGTTAGCATTCCTTGTCTAACATCATTAAAGAATGATGGAGTTGTTCTCGTTGGGATATCGTTTGGCATTATTTTATATTTAACTCTTTTTCTGTGATAACCTTAAATTCCCAACCTCTATCTGCACAAAACTCATTTGCAGCTTTCCATTTTGCCTCATTAATTCCCCAAGTTGCAATTTCATTAATAACTCTTTTAGTTACTTTCTTTGGTTTGTCGGGAGGTCTTGTTTGTTTTTCTGGTTTAATTTCAAGAACATACTTTTTGGTACTACCATCTCTCGTTTTGACCTTCGCAACAAAATCAGGAAAGTATCTATGATATTTATTATCCATAGGAGATAAATATGGTATGACTAGTTCTTCACTTGACCACTCAATTACACTGCTGTTCTCGTCCAACCATACCATTGTTTTTCTTTCCCACAAGCTTCTATACCAGATGTTTGTAACATCTCCCGTATACTTCTTTGGATTTTTTGGGAAAAAGCGACCTGAGTATGCCATATAAATAACTTAACAATTAACTATTATTTAGTACCAAAATGCCAACACCAGGATATAATACATCATCATTAACTAATGTGAATTTAGCCCCATCATCTGGTTCTGGAGAACTTTCAGTTCTAAATGGAACAAATCCAAATGACAGTTATCAGATATTGAAATACCCATCAGACATAGGCACAGCAGCTGATAAATTACATTATGTTACATTTTATATTAATCTTCCAACAAATTCCAAATACACAGGAGATTTGACATCTGGAGCTCCTATTGCGACCGCAAGCAATTATGCAATAACTTCACCAATTAAGGGAAGTTTAGTCAGCACAGTTGGGGCTGGTACTGCTGCTGCTGCTGCTGCTGGAGCTGGAGCTTTATTGGGTCTTGCTGGGACAGGAATCGCAGCTTTAGGTGCTGGTGTGGTAACCGCATCAGCCGCAGCAATAAATTCTATATCCCTACAACCTAAATTGCAAAGAATTTCTACTGCAATTTCAATTTATATGCCCGACACAGTAATATCGGATTATTCACACAACTATCAAGAAACATCAGTCACAGATGCATTGGGTAAAATAGGAACAATAGGAACTTTAGCTGCTGGAATCACAAGAGCAGCAACAACCAAAAACGCTCCAATGAAAGATAGTCCTGCTGTTTTAGAAGCTGCGGGTAATATTCCTGGGTTAGGATCTAATGCTTCGGATGTTGCATTAAAGAGCGCAAATTTCGCAGTCAATCCTCAAGTCGAATTAATTTACAAAGGAACTGCTAACAGAGAATTTATTTTTGAATTCAGATTCCAACCAAGAACTCCAGCAGAAGCTGCCGCGATAAGATCAATAATCTATACATTTAGAAGATTCTCTGCACCAGAACTTCAGGGTGATAACAACGGCAGATATTTCATCAATCCTGGATCCTTTGATATCAAATTCTATTTCGGCAATACTGAGAATACGAATCTCTCAAGAATTTCTACTTGTGTATTGGAAAATTTGAATGTCAACTATTCAGGAGCTGGGCAGTATGCAACATTCTATGATGGCATGCCTGCTCAAATCGATCTTCAATTGAGATTCAAAGAGGTCGATATTATCACAAGAGAACTCATCGAACAGTTGGGATACTAAAAGATGGCAACATACTTTCAGAATTTTCCTAAATTACCATATACTTTTGACCCAAATTACCAAAATTGGTTCAATGTGACAAATATATTCACGAAAGTGAGTATGTTGAGTTCGCCACTTAGTAATTCTTTTACATATTATCAATATGATCTTAAAGAAACAGATAAATTTGAACATATTGCATACAAATATTATAACAACATCAATGATTTTTGGATTCTCTTATTTGCAAACAATATTATAGATCCATTTTACGGCGCTCCACTAGATTATCAATCATTTATTAATTATATTAATCTAAAGTATGCACCTAATGGTGGTTATATTGAATTCTTAAACAACTACACACAAGAAATCTTTTTTCTGAATAATTCCGATTCATTATTGAATTTCTATGATAATCAAGATATAAATCCCAACGATACTCCAACAAATGGAATACAAGTTGCACAATCAACACTAGATCACTATGAGTTACAAACAACAACTATAGTGACCGCATCAAATGGATATTATTATTCGAACACCACTACTGCATACTTCTCAAACACAACTTATGCAATCTATGATATAAGAGATTTATCTCGAGACCCAACACAATTACCGACACTAGAATATGACACAATAACTTTTGTTTCTCCTCCAACGACTGTCGTTAGTGGTGGCACAGCAGAATATCCAGATGTTAATAATCAATTAACAGTCAACCAAGTGATTAAGCTGGTAGCTGTTTCTTGTTATGATGCTGAAAATGCACTCAATGAAGATAAGAGACACATAAAAATAATCAAGAAAGATTATGCATCTCAGATAGAAAACGAATTGACTAAATTATTGACATCATAATACTATGACAACAAATGCACCAACAGATACAGCACCAATAACAGGTTTAAGTTATAGTAGTGACTATAAACTAAACTTAGCAATTACCACCAGCGATGGTCAGAGCGTACAAGTTGAGAATTTGCTTCTCAATTTCAATCTCTATGAAGATATATTTTCTCCAACTATGAGTGGTGATTTTGACATCAGTGATGCTCATGATATTTTTACCAGTTTCTCTTTTCAGGGAAATGAATATATTTACTTAGAGTTAGATAAACCATCATTAAATAAACCAATAAAGAAATACTTTAGAATCTATAAAGTATCAGACAGACAGCAAAAAACACAGTCACTGCAAGTATACAGAGTACATTTCTGCTCAGAAGAATTACTATTGTCAACCC